AACCAAGTAGTACAAGAAATAAAGTTAAAAGGCGAAAAGTTCCACCAGTACAATTTAGATAAATTTTTAGAAGGAAAAGACGTAACCTTATCAACCTTGCAAAAAATAGATAAATACATTTGCAGGCAATTTTATGAAAAAGGCAAAAGCCCGCTTTTATAGCGGGTTTTTTTATTAACAACTATTTGTTTATATTTTCGTCTATTGTATGTTTAAAAAATAATCATACATTTGTTTTTATGGATTGGTTAAAAATAGTTGCTAAAGAACACAAAGACTATGTAAAAGTAGTTCAAAGTTTTGGCGAATATTTTTACGCTGAAGACATAGTTCAGGAAGCGTATTTAAGAATAACAAAATACTGCAAACCTGAAAGCATTATACAAAACAACCAAATCAATAAAGGATTTATGTATTTTGTATTGAGAAACATATATTTAGATTACGAAAAGCACAAAAACAAACATCCAAAAATAAGTATTGAAGAACTTGGGGAATTACAATGCGAAGAAAGCGACTATATTCAAAAGCAAGCATACGAACAAATAATATGTTTAATTAACGATGAATCGCAGGGGTGGCATTGGTACGATAAAATGTTATTTGAGTTATACAAAAAGACGGGTAAATCAATTCGCGATATAAGTTCGGAAACAAAAATAAGTACAAAAAGTATTTTTCAGACTTTAAAAAATTGTAAAAATAAGTTAAAAGAAAATGTAGGCGAAGATTACACGGACTACAAAAACGGAGATTATGAATTAATATTAAAACAATGGCAAAAGAAAAAAAACAAGCAAAAGGACTTGGAGATAGTATCGAGCAAGTTTTAGAAGTTACTGGCGTGGCTAAAGTAGCAAAGTGGTTATTAGGTGAGGACTGCGGGTGCGATGAGCGTAAAGAAAAATTAAATAAATTGTTTCCTTACGTTCAACCTAAATGTTTACAAGAAGACGAATATAAATTTTTAGTTGAATGGTTTAGCGAAAGACGAAACCAAGTAAGACCCACCGAACAAGAAATAATACTAAAAATATACAACCGTGTATTCAATGCAAAAATGCAACCGACAAACTGCGGAAGCTGCATTCGAGACGTAATAAATAAATTACAGCTTTTAGTAAATGAATATGAACAATAAATTTTATTTAATTGATTACGGCAAAGAAGTAAAAGAATACGCTGAAATAATTAAACGCGCCTTAGAAAAACAAAACGCGCACCTTATCTATATTGAAACCGACTGCGATAATTTTTTAGGCGTAGAAGAATTAACGGAAGACGAATTTTTGAATTATTTTAAATCAGTAACAAATGTTTAAAACAGTAAAAACAAGTCAGGTTAAAATAAGAATTAAGAAAACCACAATAACAGCACAATTACAGCACAATGGCAAAAGACGATATAAAAAAACACGAATACAAAAAAGGCGAAAGTGGAAACCCTAACGGCAGACCTAAAGGTGCAAAGAACCGCAGCACAATAGCGCGTTATTGGTTAGAAGTAAATCAGTCTTTAAAGAATCCTTTGACAGGCGAAAACGAAACAATGAGCCAAGAAGATTTAATGACTTTAGCCCTAATTAAAAAAGCGCGTGAGGGTGATGTAAACGCATATAAAGCGTTAATGGATTCAGGCTACGGCGCCCCTTTGCAGCAAATAGAACAAACCAATATAGAACAGCCAATATTTCCTGATGTTTCTGCGGACGACTTCGACGAATAAAATACTAAAGTTAAAAAAGCGTGTTCGTATTGTTCAGGGCGGAACAAGCGCTTCAAAGACTTACGGTATATTAGGCGTGTTAATTGCACGGGCTTCGTCTATTCCTGAAACTGAATTTAGTATAGTTGCCGAATCAATACCGCATTTAAGACGGGGAGCGTTAAAAGACTTTATTAAAATAATGAAGTGGATGAATAAATGGCACGAAGCACAATATAATAAATCTTTATTAACCTATCAATTTTTAAACGGTTCGACGTTCGAGTTTTTTAGCGCTGACGACGCAAGTAAATTAAGGGGTGCAAGGCGCGATGTTCTGTATATTAACGAATGTAATAACATAACTTTTGAAGCGTACAACGAACTTGCAATAAGAACTAAAAAAGCTGTTTATTTAGACTTTAACCCCACGAATGAATTTTGGGTACATAAGGAACTAAAAGACGAAAGCGACACAGACTTTTTAATACTTACTTACAAAGATAACGAAGCCTTAGACGAATCAATAGTTAAGCAAATAGAAAAGAACCGCGACAAAGCCACTACGTCGTCTTACTGGGCAAACTGGTGGAAGGTTTACGGACTTGGCGAAATAGGAATGTTAGAGGGCGTTATATTTAATAATTGGAAACAAATTAATAGCGTACCTTACGACGCAAAATTAATAGGGATAGGGTTAGACTTTGGATATACTAACGACCCTACTGCAATAATCGAAGTTTACAATTATAACGGAACACGAATTATAAACGAATTAGTTTATAAAACTGGAATGTTAAATAGTGATATTGCAAAGCAATTACCAAATAATATACCCGTTTACGCTGATAGTGCTGAACCAAAATCAATAGAAGAAATAAGACGTTACGGAATAACGATTAAAGGCGTTACAAAAGGCAAAGATTCAATAAACTACGGAATAGATGTTATGCAGCGTCAAGAATATTTAGTTACTGTTAAAAGCGTTAATTTAATTAAAGAATTACGTTCGTATTGTTGGGACACCGACAAAACAGGGGCAAGACTAAATAAACCTATAACTCATTTTAATCACGCTATTGACGCGTTACGTTACCACGAAATGGAAACATTAGGATTAAACTCAAATTATGGTAAATATAATATTTGGTAATATTAAATTACTATAATAATATCTTCATACTACAAAAACACAAATAATAAGTTAATTAAATAATGAAAGCTGAAATTATAATACCTACTTCGTTAAATGAAATACCTTTATTAAATTATCAAAAATTTATGAAGTTAGTTGAATCGTCTAACGATCAAGAATTAATAGCGCAAAAAACTATTGAAATATTTTGCGGGATTCATATAAAAGACGTAGTAAAAATAAAATTTACAGACGTTGAAAATATAGTGCAAAGATTAAACGATGTATTTAAAGAAAAACCAACCTTTAAACATAAATTTAAAATAAGGGACGTAGAATATGGTTTTATTCCAAATTTAGAAGAAATATCTTTTGGCGAATATATTGACTTAGAAACTAATATAACCAGTGTTGAGAATTTTCACAAAGCAATGGCGGTTATGTATAGACCTATAACAAAAAAATTAAAAGACAGATACGAAATATTTCAATATACTGGCACAGAAGAATTTTCTGAAGCGATGAAATATGCGCCTTTAAATATTGTTTTAGGGGCAACGCTTTTTTTTTCGACTTTAGGAAGCGAATTAGTACAACGTACGCTTACTTATTTGGAGACGGAAATACAGAAGAACAAGAAATTAATGACTTTAGCGAAAGAACGCAATTTAATAAACGCTGGGGATGGTACAATTCAATCTACGCACTTGCTCAAGGAGACGTTACAAAATTTGATGAAGTTACCCGATTGGGAGTTAAAAAGTGTTTAACATATTTAACATACGAAAGGCAAAAAAGAGAAATAGAAAATAACGAATTAAAAAGAATACGACGCAATGGCTAATTATTACACGATACTTGACACGTTAAAAAGTAACTTGGAAAACGACCAATTAATAAACACGGTTACGCAAGGCGATATTTTTTCAGTTGATTTATCTAAGCAAACAATATTTCCCTTAGCGCATATTATAGTTAACAGTGCGACTTTTGAAAATAACGTAATACGCTTTAATGTTTCTGTTATTGCTATGGATATTGTAAATATATCAAAAGACGAAGACGTAAATATTTTCGACGGTAATAATAATGAGATATACGTTTTAAATACAATGATTTCTGTATTAAATAGGTTGTATGAAAATTTACGAAGGGGCGATTTATATACTGATGCTTTTCAAGTAGGTAATAACCCAAACTGCGAGCCGTTTTCTGAAAGATTTGAAAATTATTTAGCGGGGTGGACTATGACTTTTGATATTTTAGTTTCTAACGATATGACTGTTTGCTAATGAGTGAAAGATTAAAAGCGTTACAACAATTTCGTGATTTAGTAGTTGCTGAAGCAAAGGCGAATTTACAAAAAATGGGCAAGGATACAAGCGGTAAATTAAGCAACTCAATAAAAGGCGAAGTAAAAGAAATGCAAAATTCAATAGGCGTTTATTTTGAAATGGAGGCATACGGTAATTTTCAAGACAAAGGAGTTTCAGGAACACAAAAAAAATTTAACACCCCTTATTCATATAAAACTAAAATGCCGCCACCCAGCGCATTTGATAAATGGATGGTACGTAAAGGAATAGCACCACGTAGCACAAGCGGTAAATTTCAAAGTAGAAAAGGGTTACAGTTTGCAATAGCAA